CGTACAGCAAGGCAAGAAATCGCTAGCTAAGGAATTATCATCTATTGCTGAGAAACACCTTACAATTGCTGTCAAGCCTGAAAAACAGGGTAACAAGGTTTCAGAGCGCCAGAGAGATAAGTTTATGGAGCTTATCAGTGTCGAGAATTACGAGGAAGGAGATATGATCAATGAATAATTTTGATATTTTTGTATCAAGAATGCAGAAACATTTTGAAGATGAAATGGAAGGCTGCAAGCAACTATACATCGTAAACGTGGACAAGGATGAAATGTGGAATTTATATTTGGACAGTTTTGGACCTGGTACAAACATTTTGTTCAGAAAGCGCCGAGAGTATGATTGCAGTTGCTGCAGACATTTTGTCAAGAGCATTGGAGCTGCTGTAACTATTAAGGATGGTACAATCCATACAATTTGGGAATTTGATGCCGGCAGCGAAGAGTTCCAGAAAGTGTGTGACACTTTAGACGCTTTTATAAAGGGGAATGCGATTTCTGACATTTTTGTTAGTAAATTCAAAAGAGTTGGAACTGACCATGATTTTGAAGAAATCAATGGAAGATCTCACGAGTGGACACATATGTTTTTAGATTTGCCAGGCAAATGGGTAAACAGGAGTGGCAAATCTAACGAGAGTATTTGTGCCGAATATAGGGACACCAAAAACGTATTTAAGCGTTCACTTGATGAAATTAGTATGGAGGCTGTTGACACAGTACTTGAGTTAATCAATTCGAACACACTGTATAAGGGTGAAGAATGGAAGACTCAGTTAATTGAGTTCAAGAAATATAAGAGGATATATGAAAAACTGTCTAATTCCCAGAAAGATCTTTTTGCATGGGAAAAATCAGCAGAAGCAGGTCCAGTAATCGGTAGAATTAGAAATCATTCTATTGGAACACTTCTTATTAATGTAAGTGAGGATATGGATCTTGACACAGCAGTTAAGAAGTATGAGCAGATTGTCACTCCAAGCAATTATAAGCGTCCAAAGGCTATTTTTACAAAGAAGATGCTTGAGGATGCAAAGAATACCATTACAGAACTTGGATATATGGATTCATTACAGAGAAGATTTGCTAATCTGAATGATATTACTGTAAATAATGTACTGTTCTCAAATAAGAGTGCTGCAAGAAGAATGGTTGGTGCGGATGATATTTTTGGGCAGATGGAAAAGGATGTTACTATAAGTCCTAAGAAGTTTTCTAAGGTTGAAGAGATTTCAGCACAGGATTTTATTGATAAGGTACTTCCAACTGCAAAGGAAATTGAAGCTTTTGTAGAAAATAAACATGAGAAGAACTTTGTTTCTATGATTGCACCTGTTAATCCAGACGCTAAGACAATGTTCAAATGGAATAATGGATTATCTTGGGCTTATTCAGGAAATATTACTGACTCTGATATGAAGCAGAATGTAAAAGCTGCTGGCGGTAATGTTGACGGTGTACTCAGATTTTCAATCATGTGGAATGAGGGACAAAATGACAACAGTGACCTTGATGCGCATTGCAAAGAGCCTGATGGAAACGAGATTTTTTTCGGAAATTGTAGAAAACCTAGTATGTCAAGATGTGGCGGTCAGTTAGATATTGATATTACACATCCTATGGAGCAGATGGTGGGAAAGCCTTCTGTGGAAAATATTACATGGGCAGATATGTCACGTATGAAGCCAGGTATTTATAAGTTCTTTGTAAATCAGTATGCAGCAAGAGGAAGTAAAGGATTTAAGGCAGAAATTGAATTCAATGGTGAGATTTTTGCATTTGAATACAATAGTCCTGTTTCTGGTAATGTTCAGGTGGCAGAGGTAACACTTGACAAGAATGGCAACTTCTCAATTAAGGAAAAGCTGTCTGGAAGTTCATCTATTTCAAGTCGTGAGATTTGGGGTGTAAATACAAATCAGTTCGTTCCTGTATCAGTAATCAGTTATAGTCCAAATTATTTTGATGGTCAGAACGGAATTGGTCATAGGCATTTGTTCTTCTTCTTAAAGGGATCCAATAACACAGAAGAGCCAAACGGATACTATAACGAGTTCTTAAAGCATGAGCTTGAACCACATAAAAGAGTTTTTGAAGCTTTAGGCGCGAAGTGCCATGTAGAGGACACGGATGACCAGCTGTCTGGAATTGGTTTCAGTATGACCAAGAGAGCAGAATTGGTCGTTAAAGTCAAGGGCGCGACAGAACGTATTATGAAAATTAAATTTTAAGGAGAA